CCAATTTTGTCAGCTAATACCGACGCATTGTGTTGTTTACCACCTTTACCATCGTAAGTCATTTTACATGGAACCGAACCTACCGAATCCCAAAGGATTAATAAATCATGAGGTAAATCTCCCTTTTCTTGTGCGTCTAATAATTCATTGATATAATCTGTGATTTGTTCAATGTATTCAAAATCGCTATTAAAAAGATAATCTCCGTTCTTATCAAACCCCATTAACTCTGCGTGATCCCAACTCCATTTTTGTTCGGTAATAACAAACACAGGAATAACACCTTTCTTTTGTGCGTCTACTGCTGCCTTAACTAAGGCTGTTGTTTTACCCGTATCGCTATGTCCTAACAACATATTAATATGCCCCATTGCGGGACCTGGAAGTCCTGTGGCGTCCAAGAAAGCATCTCCTAAATCAAAGAAGCGATCTGGTTTATATTCGGCTTCTTTTGAGAATTTCTTCTTAATTGCGTCGAAACTATTTTTTTTAATGCCTGCCATAAATTTGTTTTAAAAATGGGGTTTCTGACGTTATCTCCACCCCTCTGTTAATAATTAGAACGGTAAATCACCGTCTACATCGTCTTCTTCTTGTGGATCAACTGTTGGAGTAGTTGACTTTGGTGCGCCGATTGTTTCTTCTGAAGTTGTAGTGTTACTTGAAACAAATTTGTTTTGGTTACTATCCCAACGTGGAACTTCGCCTTTTGCAACCATGTCTAAATAATCTTCACCTTTCTTAGAGTAAACATCAGCCCATGTTAACGTATCTTCTAACCATGCTTTAGCAATGTTTTCATCGGTATGTAATGGACTTGCGTCATCATTTAATACAGAGTTGATTACAGTGTATTCTTTACCTGTGCCTGATTTAGTTAGAGATAATGTTAAAATTAAATCTCTACCTTTAGTTGAATCGGTAATATCTCCTTTATTACGGAAGATTGGGAAAATTTTGTCAATAACGCCATCTCCTTTTGCGTTGTGTTTAAATCTCCAAAATTTAACACCATCGCTTTCGTGATCTCTATCAATCACTTTAACGATATAGAATTTACGAGAACGATATGTTCTTGCCAATTCTCTATCTGATTCAACACCTGTAGCTTCAAGTGCTTCTTTCACCTCGTTTAAAGGTGAACGTTTTCCTTCTTGTTTTGGGTCGAATAATTTAACCCATTTTCCATCTACTTGAACTTCGTGGAAATAAACCTCAGTAAATGGTGAAGCACCATCTTTTGTAGGTAAGATACGGATACGTCTTTCTTCACCCTTAGAACCTTTAGGTAATACGGTTGTGAAATAACGTTTTAATCTGTCTTCGGAAGACATCTTGTTGCTGTTGCCACTTGTGGCATTTTTGTTTTTTTCGTACTGAGCAAGTACTGCGTCAAATGTACTCATAATTTAAAATTTAATTTATAAAATTGTTATACTAAAATATACATAAAAAAACCCAGACTATAAAATCTGGGTTGAATTATTTTTAAAGTATTTTTAAATTACCATGTAATCAAGTATCTAGGATATGTTCCCATATCGTGGAATTTTTTTGTAACACTATAACCTGAACTTACGATTGAGCCAGTTAATGTGTCATCAATGTAATTACCTTCAATCATAACTGAAAATAATCCATTACCTGCTGCTGTACCGATAGTTGTGTCAACATATGTTAATCCAGTAAATGCGTTGGTTGCTGTTGTTCTTCTTGTTGATGCGTTTGTTAATGCCATTTTTTAATTTTTTTTTATCTTATTCTAATGTAAATAAGTATTTTAATTTATTAAATAATCCTAACATTTCGTCTCTTATATTTAATAAATTTGTATCTGTTTCTTCGAATTGTTGATTATATTGTATTAACGCCTCACAAACCTTATTTACCATGTCTGTAACATTTAGTTCTGATAGGTTAAATAATTGAATTTGATTGGTATTTTCGTCTAATTTAAATCTTCCGTATTTACCCATAGCTTCCTCAACAAAAGTATCAATTAAAACATCTAATGCATCATATGTTGTACCGAGTGCAGTATGTCTAGCAAAACCTTTGGTTTGCCAATGCATTATTTTAAGCTGTGATTGTAACCCTAAAAAGAAATTTATATTAGAAGCTATATTCATCTTTTTCTTCTTCTGGGTTAAACGATTGATTTATTTCTGGTGTGTAATTAGTAACGTCATCTTTGGTTAGAACATATTCATTTTTACCACTTTGTTGCATTTCACCTTGTTTGTGTGCAAAAAATTCTTGTGGTTTTTCATTGAACGGATATGAATCTAAAGATCTCATTTCTAATTTTTCAACTGGTGTATTTGGTTTCATTTCTTCAACCTTACTACCTAACATATCAATTTTAGCCATTACCTGATCCATTTGAGCAAGTTTTTGCTCTAAGTCTCCTAATTTAGTAAAAACGTCGTCCATTTTTGAAATCACTTCAGTATTATCTGATTGTTTTTCATCAAAATCTCTTTTAACGCTTTTTACCATATCAACTAAATCTGTAATGTCAATTTCCTCAGTTGTGTCGGCTTCAGGTGCGGGTGCTGCTCCCATATCGGGTGCAGGTGCTGCCATTGGATCTGCTTCGGGTGCTGCCATTGGATCTGCCATTGGATCTACCGCAGGTGCTACTGTTGGATCCGCTTCTGGCGCCGCTTGTTCCATAATCATCGTTTTACCATATTTGTTTATGGCGTTGTAACGATTCAATTCTTCTTGTAATTTTTTTTCTAACATGGCTTAATCTTGTAATAATTGTCTACCGTCGTTTGTAACGTATTTTTTATTTATTCTTTCAACGATTCCGTCTTTTTCTCTGATTGTATAACATTCTCCTGTTACTAAATCACATTCTTCTCTTTCCATACCATCGTTTGATACTTTTTTAGTCTGTTTAGGACTTAAAAATTGATCGATAGTATTATTTAATCTATTATTCTCCATAATGGTTTTTTATATAAATATCTATAATATCATTAATATCCTTTCTCAACGGTAAAATAAACAACTTCACCATCGTGTACCCCTAAATCATTCATTAATTTTTTTGATAATCCAATACCATAGCCATCTACACCCGGACCTTTGTGTATTGCACCTGATATATTTGATAGGTTAATATCGGTTACGGTTTCACCTATTGGTGATACTGTTATGGATTTACCATTTGCGGGATTAGTAAAAGTTGTTTTAGCTGATAGTATAAAATTAGCAGATACTCTTAAATCGAATTTAATCGCATAAAAATAATGAGTGTTGTCATTTTTAATATCATTCCATAATATATTTTTATGATTTACGTCCCCTGTTGTTTTTGTTTTATTTGTAACCCTCGCTAAAATACCCATTTCGATATTATCAGCTATAGCATATTTTGTACCACCCATCTGACAAGCGACTGCTCTAAAATATGTCTTATCGCTTGTTTTTGATACTTGATTGTTTTTAACTTGGACGATATATTTTTCACCGTTAAACCCTCCCCAACTTACTCCAAACTCATTTGCACCAGATGTGTTTAATAAGATTTCGCCTTTTGGTGCTACTTTTTTATCACCGGTATCAATTAAGAATGAACCGTTGTTAGTTTGTAAAATTTCTTCATTTTTATTTGCACCATTTACTACTTTAGATTCCTCTTTTACTCTTGTGGTTGCTGCTTTTGATACTCTATCAAATAAGACTCTAAAACTAGAATAGAAAGAATCTTTTGGGTTTGGTAAGGATTGATATGGTATTCGTGTTCCTTTAAATATGGTAGTTATATTACCCGCCCTAATATTATGTGATACGTCTGTAATCCAATACGAACCTCTAAACATTGGTATGTTCTTCAAATAGAAATACATTGTTGGTTGTATCATTACATTACCCATCATTGTTACTTCGCAAGTATATGATCTCAATCTATAGATATCAAACAAACTTGTGTCCATTTGCGCAACTCCAGCACCTGACTCCGATCTACCCAAATTTTCAACCGCTTGCATAGATTCAGATGTTTCTCTTTGTGATGATTGATCTAGTTGTATTCCTTTAAACATTGATTGATTTTCATCACCTGCACTAACTTCAAATGCAACAACTTTATTTGATTTATACTGATCACCTACATTGGTATTATCTAAAACATTTACAACAAGTGGACTTTGTGCACTTTGAAATAAATTCCCACTATCATTTTTAAATTTATTTTGTTGTTGTTTTATATCCGACATTTCTAATTGTTTGGATGTTGGACCGACATATTGAATAATAATTTTAGGTGAAGACTCTTGGTAATCGACATCTAAAAATGTTCCAAAAAGATTTTGTGCTACCCTTTTAGATGCTGTTGTTTTTGATTTTGTACTAAAATTAGTTCCATAAAAATTAACATATGCGGGTAATGCTCTCATGTCAAAGCCCGTGCCTTGTATTAACATCGATATTACACTATATAAA